TTACTCAGGCAACCAAAGGCGCGGGCGGCGATCTAACAGGCCTAGGACAAACCGCTAGCAAAATCTCATCCGGTATTGGTAAAGCATTCGCAGCTATTGGTATCGGCCTAAGTTTTGCCGCCATCACCCGCGAGCTCAAGGACATGACCGAGGCGGCCATCGAGGACCGCAAAAGTCAAGAGCTACTAGCCAACGCCATGATAAACACAGTCGGCGCGACCGAAAAACAAATTGGCGCGGCGGAAAAAGCGATATCCAAGCTACAAATACAAACCAGCGTGGCCGACGACCAACTTAGACCGGCGTATCAGAAACTATTTTTAAGTACGCAGGATGTTACTAAGAGCAACGACCTATTAGCCCTGGCGCTCGACGTATCTGCCGGCACAGGCAAGGGCTTAGACGTAGTTGCCCAGGCGATGGCAAAATCATTAGAGGGCAACGATGCCGCGCTAGCAAAACTAATACCAAGCCTCAAAGGATCTAAAACACCTCTCGACGATTTGGCAGCGGCATTCGGAGGAGCGGCCGAAAAAGCCGCCGACACAGACCCATACAAACGCATGGAAATAATTTTCGGAGAGATCCAGGAGCAACTAGGCACCGCATTATTGCCAGTCCTGGATGATTTTGCCGCCTGGATGTCCTCACCTCCAGGCCAAAAGACTTTACAGGAAATCGCAGACGCAGCTACCAACGTACTAAAGGAATTGGTCGGCGTCGCTAAATGGGCCATCGCAAACAAGGACTGGTTACTACCTTTAGTTGCCGGCATCGGCATATTCAAAACGACCATAGACGGCATAAACGCCGTAAAGACATCCATCGAGGGCGTAACCGCGGCCGTCGGTTTGTTCAAAACAGCCACCGCCGGCACATTCCTAGCCAGCCTGGGCATCGTCGGCGTCGGCGCGGCAGGTTCAGCCGCCGGCGGGTATTTTCAAGGTAAAGCCCTGGCCGAGCAGAGCGCAATTTACGCCGGAGGCAAAAGAGGGCAGGAGGCGTTCGAGGGTTTCCGAGGCGTAGGCGACATCCTAGGCGTACCAAGGCCATCACCATCGGCACCGACAAACGTAACCCTAAACGTAAACCAACCTAGCGCCACGGCCGCGGACATCATTAAGAAACTTGACGACTACTACCGCAATACCGGCAGGGTAAACATGCGATGACGACGATAGCCAATTTTGATATAGCCACCGACGTCAAAGTCGAGTTTTATGTACCTAACGCCGACGGCGATGTCTTTATTTTGGGCGTCTCTCAACTAGGGAGCACAGACAAGCTAGCCGGCGATGGCCAGTTTATTATCGGCTATTCAGAGCTCGGCAGCGGCGATGTCCTCAGCGATGGTTCGCCCGTCTATTCCTTTATCTGGCAGTCGGCCGAATGCCAAACCGCAGCCATGAACATCACCCTCGGCGGCTCGATCCAATCAAATCTAACATTCCAACCAGAGCCCGGCGACCTACAACTAACGCTACAGTCATGGACATTCGACCCATCTAACAATTCCGCCATACGATCAGGCACCCGCGTTCGAGTACGCCTAGACGACGGCATCATCGACGAAACCCTATTCGCCGGGTTCATCGACACCATCGGAGTAACCTACCGGGCGGACGGACCCAACCTTATACAAATGAACGCGTTTGACGGACACAAGCGCCTGGTAAACCACCGCATCGAAACCTGGGATACCACAGGCTACGGCGCGGCAATCTCACCAACAGACCAAATCGACGAGATAGCAACAGCCACCGGTAACGTCGTATCGGCCGCCAGCGTCGCCCTAACAGGACAAATACCAACATCCACAGCGACCAACGTGATCGCAAACACCTACCTCAACGACGCCCTACAGGTCGGCCTGGGCATCCTATGGATAAACCCAAACACAGGCGAGCTCGAGGTCAGAAACAGACCCCTGGCAACCGAGGGCGGGCCGAGCACATACACCATCGGCAACAACCACCCCGCTCCAGGAGAGAGCGATCCATACCACCTATGTATGAGCGACATAAAAGTCCGCTCAAACAGCGACAGCGCGATCAATAACCTAAAAGTCTCACTAACCTCAAACAGCGCAACCTCGGTAGTCGTTTTCGACCAGGACGCAATCGAGCTATACGGTGAACTAGCCGAGGATATAGCCATAAACACTACAGATACCACCGAGCTAACCCGATGGGCTAACGCCGTATTTTCGGGAGCACCAACCAAACAAGTAGAGAGCGTAACCACCCCGGCAATAGACCGATTAGGAAACCTCACAAACGCAGCGTTTTTTACGCCCGGCACTCTAGTCGGCGTGGATTATGAAACAGACAACATACACATAACCGATTACTACACGATAGTTAGAACACGTCAATCCGTCGATGTAGATAATTGGTTTACTACGATAGAACTCTGGAAGGAGTTTTAAATGGCATTCAAAGTATTCGCTAACGGGTTTGCGCTAAACGCGTCCGAGATAAACACCTATCTAATGAACCAGTCGGTCATGGTATTTGCCGACAGCGCGGCCCGAGCATCGGCCCTAACACCATCCGAGGGTATGGTCACCTACCTACAGGACACAAACGCCCTCGAGTACTACACCGGTACAGCCTGGGCAACAGTCGGACAAGACACAGTACTCACTAACGTTTTGATAACGGCACCTCGAGAGACTACAAACATCCAGGCAGACGCAACCTCTGGAACCGAAAACCATAACGTACTATCTGGCGCACACATGTACCACACCTCTAACGCGGCCGGTAACTTTACCCTAAACGTTCGAGGCAACGCCTCAACTACCCTAGACAGTATGCTCTCGGTTGGCCAAACAATTACCGCCGTTTTTAGCTGTACCACCGGCGCTACTGCCTACTACCTAACGGCGCTAACAATCGACGGCAACGCGCAGACCGTCAAATGGCAGGGCGGAACCGCGCCAACCGCCGGTAACCCGTCAAGCATCGACGTATACACGTTCGCAATAACCAAAACCGCGACAGCTACATTCGTCGTATTTGGATCACAGACAAGATTTGCCTAATGCCACTATTCGCTAGTCTGTCCTCAATCTCCAGCCGCTCCTACGGCCTAACCGCAGGGCTAGGCAAAGCAGTCGTGACCGGTGGCACACTCTACTCAGACGCGACTTATTTTTACAGAGTATTTACAGGCAACGGCACTTTAGGACTATCAGGATCACCTCTTACCGCCGACGTTCTCATAGTCGCGGGTGGTGGTGCCGGCTCGGGTTCATTAGTTACTGGAGGCGCTAGTGGTGGTGGTGGTGCCGGTGGCGTACGTTATCTAACATCGCAATCTCTATCTGGCAACCAAACCGTAGTTATCGGTGCCGGCGGCGTTTATTCAGACCAGCTAACACGATCAGGTAATAACACAAGCGTCGGAACCCGCGCAGTTACCGCCGGTGGTGGAGGAAACTTTTTAACCGGTTCATTCCCGCCCGCGGCGGGTGGATCAGGTGGTGGTGGTGGTAGCGCGGGTGGTGGTGCCGGAGCCGCAGGTAACCTCGGAGGTTACAGCCCAGTCGAGGGATTTGCCGGAGGCACAGGTAACGGAGCCAACGGTGCCGGTGGTGGTGGCGGATTTGGCGGCGTAGGCTCAAATGGTGCCGCAAACGCCGGAGCCAACGGTGGCCCAGGTGCCTCAACTTACAACGGCAACAGTTTTAGCAGCCTCTTATCTATAGCAGGACTAGGAGTAGGCGGAGCAGTCGCCGGTGGTGGTGGTGGTGCCGGCTACTTTACACGCGGCACAGGCTCTAACGGTGGCGGAAACGGCTCCAGCGGATCGCCAGTATTATCAACTACCTCCGGAGCAATAAACTCCGGTGGTGGTGGTGGTGGCGGAAACGGTACCTTTTTTGGCACAGGAGCAGTTGGCGGAAACGGTGGCTCAGGTTTCGCAATTATTCGCTACACGAAAACGCAGGTTTAGACATGGCACATTGGGCAGAGATAGACGAAAACAACATAGTCATTCGCGTAACCGTCGGCGATAACAACGATCCAAACGGCGACGAGGGCTACAAATGGTTGGTAGACAACCTCGGCGGCACCTGGGTTAAAACAAGCTATAACGCCAATTTTGGTAAAAAGTTTGCCGGCATCGGAGACACCTATGTACCATCCACCGGCAATTTTCGACCACCCCAAACATACGCGTCCTGGAAATGGAGCAGCGCATCCTGGTCATGGCAACCACCCGTAGCCTATCCAACCGACGGCAAAATCTATACCTGGGATGAAAACACCACAACCTGGATAGAGCTCGAAAATGCCTGAGACAACCGACCGCGAGCTACTAATAACCATCGTCAAAGACCTGGCAACACTTAAGGCCGAGATGAAAAGTTACAGCCAGCTCGAGGCCGATGTCCGCGAATTACAAAAAAAGATTTATTTGTTTATGGGATTTGCCGGAGCAATCGGCGGCTCCATCGTAGCAATCGCACAGAGAGCCATAGGAGGCTAAACATGGCAACCAAATCAGTTACCGTTCAAACATTCCACCCGGCCAAGCCATCGCGCATTAGCGACAAGTTTGGCACCCATGGCGAGACCCGTAAAAAATTAGGACTAGGCCCACACCGCGGCCTGGACTACTCAGTCCAAACAGGCACCGACCTAATCGCCATCGGCACCGGTCGCGTCAAGAACATGGGCGAGACCAAAATCCTCGGCTACTTTATCGAAATCAGCGCACCGGTAATCATCGACGGCAAGCTCGAGGTAAAGATTTTCGGCTACTACCACCTGGCAACAGATCAGACCCTCGCCTATAAAATAGGCGACCCCATCAAGGGCGGCCAAATCCTATGTAAGTCAGGCAACACCGGGAGCGCATCAAGCGGCCCACACCTCCACCTAATGGCCGGCGACAAAATCAACCTGGCAACCAACCCAGTCGAGGACCCGCTAGCACTAATCGAAGCATGTCTCACACCTCAAACGATCCAGGTAGCCGTAAAGGAGGACGCAGATGAAACAGCCAAGCCAACCGCCGCAGCGAAAAAGCCAGCGCCTAAAAAGCGTCCTACAAAGTAAAGCCGTAAAGCGAGGCCTACGCGTCGCAGCATTCGCCCTAGGCGCGGGTATAGCGTTCTTAGGAGCGGGTAGCCTCCAAAACATGCCACCACTACAGTCGGCCGTTTTCGGAGCGACTGGAGCCATCCTAGGGCTAGCCATGGCAGTCCTATTCACCTATGCGGGCAAGGGCGAGGTACCGGACGAGGACTTTAACCAATCCATAAATTCCGCGATCGAGACTGTATCATCGAAAACCAAACCTAAAAAGTGAGAGGCAACCCCTATACTTTTTAGCACCACAACACAGAGAGGCCACAAATGGCATTCAACCTATCCGAATACGACCCAGTAGAGAACCGCGTCCACGCATTCTGGCAGGACCACAACCAGGGCCGCATCCACACCGAAATAGTCCTCATAAACGAGACCGAGATCGTAATAAAGGCCAGCGTATTTGCGGACCGCGAGGACCCTAGACCGGTCGCCATCGGGTTTGCCCAGGAAAGCCGCAAAACCGACCCGGTTAGTTTCGCCGAAAAATGCGAGACCAGCGCCATCGGCCGCGCCCTGGCAAACCTCGGTTACAGCCCAAACCTAAAGAACAAGTTTTTACGAGCTAGCCGCGAGGAGATGGAAAAAGTCCAACGCGGCGAAAACAAACCACCGCGCGACTGGACAAAAGAGCTCAAAACTCTAACAGATGCCAAGGACATCCAAGGCCTACGCGATCTACGCAAAGATGCCGTACGCGCCGTCCGCCCCGATGTCTACATCCAAGCCATCGACGACGCCGGCAAAGCAATCACCGACACGCCGTAACGTAAACGCCCCCCTAGGCACACAGAAAGCCTAGGAGGGCTACTAGTATCTTAGAGCAAACCCAAACCAAAACCGAATTACGACAGGATAAACACAGATGTCCGCAGAGGCACTATCAGCCGTTTTACACCACTCACGCGCTCGAGGCACCGCCAAAATGGTCATGGTCGCAATCGCCTGGCACACTAACGACAACCCCGAATTAGGATGTTGGCCAAGCCAGGAGACCATCGCCAAATACGCCAACACCACCATCCGAACCGTCCAACGATCACTAGACCACCTCGAGGACATCGGAGAGCTCGAGATCGAGACACATGGCGGATTATCGTACTCAGGCGCGGCCACAACTAACCGGTACTTTATCCGCCTGGACTGTCCACCCAGTTGCGACAACACTTTATGGCACCGAGAGTTATCCACAGGCGACATATCAATAGACGACATTCTTGACCGCAATAGGCGACACTAATGACCCCAATAGGCGACATGTCTGTCGTATAAAGAAAACTTAATAAATACAGAAATAAAAAAATCTAATAATTATTTAAGAGACCCCTGTGGATAACTTTTCACAGGTTCAACCGAACAAAGGAAACACAGATGCCAATAATTCAAGTAGTCGGAACGATCGCATCCTCGACCGAAACCGTAACCGGTAAGGGCCTGGTCAAAGTATGGGAAAAAATCGACTTTAGAGGACAGGACAAGTTTGTCCTATGGACAGCCTGGTTTGACCGAGGGCAGCTACACCTGGGCGAACGAGACGACGTAATCCTCGAGGGCCGACTATCCACCAAGGTCGGCACCTGGGAAAAAGACGGCCAAGAGATCAAGACCGTCGAACACCACCTAAACGACGTGGTAATCAAGTCACACAAAAGCGCAATACTAAGCAACCCACTAACACCAATACAGAATGACGAGGTACCGTTTTGATAAAGGACACATTCGACGTAGCCGAGCTAGTAAAAGGCCTGGGCTACGAAAACGACCCGGTAGATGAAACCGCCGAGTATCTTGCGCTAGAGGCAATCGCAGACTACGAGCGCAACCTCCAGCGAATAAAAGAATACTTATGGGAGGGCAAAATGACCGACAAACAGGGCGCTAAGTACAAGGACGAGCAGCGTAAAAACCTAATCCAAGAGCTCAACGCCATCCGAGACTGGCAACTAGAACAGGCAAACACATGACCAAAATGTTCACAATTTGGATACCAGGCGTACCCACATCACAAGGATCTAAAAAAGCGTTCATCATAAACAAGCGGGCCATCCTGGTAGACGCCACCGTCGATAACAAGGCATGGCGTAAAACCGTAACCGACGCCATCAAGAACGACCGGGGATACCGACAAATCAAAGGCCCAGTAAACATGTCCATCGCCTACTACATGCCTAAAGCTAAGTCGAACAAAACCAAATACATGACCCAAGCCCCGGACGTGGATAAGCTCATGCGCTCAACTTTTGATAGCGTCACAGACAGCGGACTGATCGAGGACGACAGCCGCGTCGTCTCAGTCAGCGCCCAAAAGGTTTGGGCCGAAACCCAGGAGCCAGGCGTTTTCATCGCAATATGGCCCGCGCGCGACACGCCGTAACTTGACTTGAATACCAAAATCGGTATTCTAAAGACGTGAACCGGGTTTCCGCTCCAACGGCAAGACCCCCTCTTAGACGTCCATAGGAGACCCGGTTCACACCACACACACAGAGAGGCAACAAAGTGAACACACAGAACAACCGCCCGCGCATCAACATCGAGCGCGGCCTAGTGAACATGTACATCCCGCTACCATTCGGTAAAGCCATGAACGTTTATCTACTCAAGGGCATGTACCTAAAGCACATGATCCAGGTACAGGACCGCGCCAGCGCCCTATACGACTACGCAGACTGTGGCCTAAAAAACTATGAGCTGCTAGTCGCACTAACCCAGGCGGGAGCAAAATAATGTATCTGATTATCTTTACAGCCTGGATGTTTTACATGCTTATTAGCGCCGTATGGTTAGGCGATAACGGTTGGACCCCAATCGTCGGCATCCCCTGGATCGTCATAGGGTTTGGTTACTTTATCTACGTCGCCAAAACCGACTACGAGCGACGCCGCTAATGTTCGACATATTCCGCGAGGACCGCATCGAACGCGAGTTCAAAGATTTTCACGCCGAACACCCAGAGGTATACGACCAGCTAGTCCGGTTGGCCCGAACCTGGCAATCCAACGGCACCGCAAAACTAGGCATCGCAACCCTATTCGAGGTACTCAGATGGAACAGCCACCTAAACCCAGACAAGCATGGCGGATACAAGCTCAATAACAACTACCGGGCACTATACGCCAGGCTAATCATGGAGCGCGAACCAGACCTCGAGGGCCTATTCGAGCTACGGGAACGCACCGCACAACTACACAGGGTTGCCTAATGGTAGACGCGGGCACCCTCGAGGCAGTCAAAGAGGCCGGGCGACGCGAGGAGCGCGCCAGGATCATCCGCCTAATCTCCGTCGTCAAAGACACCTGGCAAAAGCCAAGCGGGTTCAACTACCCCACCGAGCTATTCAAACTAATCCAACTAATAGAGGACACAAAACCATGACCCAAACACCTGTCTACGATCACGTCGCGGCATACATGGAACCACTTATCAAATCATCCGAACGCATAGGCTCGGCCCGCGCGCTACTAATGGTCAGCCAATGGATAAGCCAAGAGCTCGACAAGGGCACCATCAAACCAAGCGCCGATCTAAAACACATACTCAACGCACTAGAAAAGATACGCGAGGACATCCTCCTACGCAGGAATGAGACAATCGAATGGCCGACTGGCACCAATCAAACGCCTGGCGAAAAGCCCGCGAACAAGCCAAGAAAATCCTCGAACCAATCTGCCAAGTCTGCGGCAACCACCTCGAGGGCGCGGACTGGACCATCGACCACATCATCGCCCCAGGACTAGGCGAACCAAACCACAACATCGAGAACCTACAGTCACTATGCCGCGAATGTAACGGCCGCAAACAGGACCGGACATACCGACGCATACCATGGCGTAGCGAACGATGGAAATAGACCCGCCCCCAAACAATAGGGGGGGGAGGTAATCGCATGGGCCACCATGCCAGGCAGGGAGGGCTACACACATGGCAAAACACAGGTACCAACGACAACCAAC